AAGGCTTACACTGAAAGTGCCAGCATTGTTCAACGTCCCTGTCACCAACGTTGGAGAAACGATAGCGTTATTCGATGAATCAGTCATCGGGTTTGTAGCCAAGAACGTAACGTTTCCTGACGCAGCAGTAGTGCCATCTGCTTTCTTATATGATCCAGTTACGGTAATAGTTGTAAAAGCCATTAGGAGTGAAACACCTCGACATCAAGTGCGTGATGAGAAATCTTCGCATCTAGTTCTACAAGTCTATAAACGTTAGCCACTTTACATTTGAATATTGTCTTATCAGCGCCAGTTAAAGTAGCCCCATCTAAAGCAGAAATAAGTTCTTCAACGATTGCTACGTTCTCAGAAGTAAGGCTTTGCCAAAGGTCAACTTGTATGACTTGCTTTCTTGCTTTGACTCTGCCATCTCCTTCTAGTTGTGGTTCCCTAGAAATATCTGTTGCAAAAGTTACAAACGGCAACGCCTGAGTATCAGGTGCAACATCACGAAAAACATTTGACCCCACACTTGTTACCGTCGCAGCGGTTATAGCCGTCCTAAGAGAAGCCCCTATACTAGCCATTATCTAAGCCCCCCTACGCCACGTTTCCTAGCAGCAAATCTTTCTGCTATGACAAATCTTCTTGCGACCTCTTGTTGGACCATTAATTGAAAACCAACACTTTGAAATGTTGGTCTGAAGTATGGTCTAGGGGCCATTGTTTGTCCCCTTCCCTTGCCTTTCTTCCCAAACTCAAGTGTTTGAGCATAAGGCATATCGGCCAGTACAACAAGTTTGTATGCTCCCCCACCAGCAGGTGCGCTCATAAATCTTCCTGTAGAACTTGATCTACTAGGAGATTTCATAACATTAAATCTAATCCCTTGTTGAAGGTCGCCAGTGTCTCTTCCAGGTGGCTGCCCAGGTTCTGATGCTGGAGGGCTTTTTCTATCAATAAGTTTCTTTATGCTCTCTGTACTTTTTTTGCCAATAACTGCAGCGCTCTTTGGTAAAGTTTTTGCCCCAGCGCTGAATATCAGATCAGCATTTATTAAGGTAGCACCAATGAAACCAGTACCTACTGGCCAACCCTTTACACGAGCGGTTGTACCATGTTGAATTGATTTAGCCATTACGTTAATGCCCCTACTAGATGACACCTATAATGATTAGGTGTGTGCTGAATCGCTTGGATTTCCCAAGTCCCGTTCAAGAGGGTGTTATAACCTGACACAACGATCTGATCTGCGTCAGTGATTGTCGCAGATAAAGGAACCCAGGCAATGGCTTCAGGAAGATGAGACCTCATCCCATCTGGACCTGAAGTGAGTTTAGATCTATCTGAAACTGTTATTTGAGTTATGCGCCCTCTAACTGAAGTGTCAGAGTTTGAATAAGTTACCTGTCCCTCTGCGTTAACTGAAGCAGACCTACTGCGAATGGTCAGGGTTTTATCTGCCCCGATCATTAGTAGATACCTCTTCTCCTGTATCTAGCGACCCAATGTAAATCGTCATCTGTGAAGAAGCCTGCTTTGCCAGCATTAGCAAAAGACATGTCCACACCTTCAGCGCGTAAGCGTTGCAACCCTAAAGCATCAGCAAGTATCTGAGCCATTTCTCTGGCACAAACTCTAAGCATCACTCCTTCAAGTTGTTGTTGTTCATTGGCTGCCATACCTGCAGTGTAAGTAATCAATGCACTGACACCTTGTGTCGTTGCGAATATACCGTCGATACCCCAGGAATAAATATCGTAGTCTGTAAGGGTTTGTGTTGTTTCAGAACCTAACTCGCCTATCTTGAGAGAAGTCACAGAGTTTACAGGCCACTCTTTAAGGAACAGTTGTTTCTGTCCTCTTTGAAGTATGTGGGCTTCTTCAGTTATGGTCTTCCCAGAAAGAGATCTATTTAGTATCCCTTCAAGTTCTCTCTCGAGAGCACCTATTAATAAGTTCGCTGCTGCTTGTTCCCCAGATGTGAAAGTCTTATTCATATAAGTTTGCAAATCTTGGTAAGTAATTATGGCCATATCTATACACTACGCTTTCTAGACGGATTTTTCTATTAGGCTTCCCCTGCTTCCAGCATCCTCTTTGTACGCAAAATAATCAAACGCTCTCTTGTGCTCTTTCCGCCCCATATTCCATAACGTTCATTATTGCCAAGCGCATACGTTAAACACTCAGCCCTCACATTGCATCTAGAGCATAAATCTTTGGCTGCCCTCAATGATTCAGTATCACCTGGAGATGGGAAAAAAATTTCTGGATTTGGGATTCCAGCACAAGCACCATCCTTTTGATAATCAGGACGCTTTAGATTAATAAGGGGATCGCCCTCATCCCATCCCCCACGTTCAACGCGGGGCGTAGAGTTATTGCCCCATGCCATATATATATTCTAGATTATATATAGGTATGTAATAAAGGAATCAGTTATTTACATTCCCAATGTTGCCAACCACCAGCAGAATGTTCAAATAGAAGCCAGGCACTTGTATAAATGTTCGCAGTCGCATCAAATGGGCTAACACCTTCAAATCCAGCCATTTTCGCTCTCCAAGGCCAATAATTTGCTAGATGCTGCATCAATCCAGAAGCGCCACTTGACTCATTAAATGCCTCTGGTAATCCTCGGCTCTCACATTGCATAACTCTCAAAAAGCGATCAATTTGATGCTCTTGACCGTATAGAGAAAGGGCTTCTAAAGAAATAGACCTCCATCTTTCAACGTCATCAATAAAAGTTGCACCATAGGATGACCATGTTGGTAAGTAGTTTCCTGATACGAGTGTCCCGAAGAAAGGGTACAACGCCTTATTATGGGCGTAATAGGTAACAGGACCATATTCCCCATCTATATTAACGCCTATAAAATACTGAAGAGTTCTTACTTCAGGGCTTACCTCCCCGAACACATATTCGGTAGTTAATACATGCAGAAGTATTTCATCCCAGTTTATTAAAGTATGTAGTGGGCCATCAGCGTGATTCTCGACCTCCAGGGAGAGGCGAATATCTGATTCTTCTTTAAGGGAGATGTCATCATTGTCGTCAGGGGGAGGTATTTCCTTGACTTCTGATGACCCACGTTCTTTGGTCTCAGGTTCAACAAAAGTTTCAATAAATAAAGTCTGTAATGAACCTTGTAATTCTGGACCTTGCGATCTTGCTTCTATCATGTCTACATCTACATCTATCAGAAGTAAAGAACCCATAGCAGTCAGAGAGAAGGCTAGAAGCCCTAACCTTTTTGTGTAATCTGTCATCCCTGTATCCCCTATGTCTTAATCTTCTGCTTCAGTACCTCGAAACAGATCTAGTTCTTTCGCTTCTAATATGTTTTGATGTTTCCAGTCATGGTGCGCCCTACATAGGACTTGGCAGTTATCTGGATCTAACCAGTCACCACCTATACCTTTCGGCTTTATTTCGTCCACATCTAGTGGACCCCAACACTTTACCTGTGGTACTAGGTGAATTGCAACACAGCCGCCATCTCTAGTATGAACTTCTTCACGGACACGCTTACGCTCCGCAAGTTGAGACTTACGCTTTTGACTCATTGAATTTAGGCGTTTCCCCCGCTTAAGAGGGGTTTTTCGCCTTAAAGGAGTTCTTTTCATTTATGAGAGATAGAAGAAAGCGCCTGTTGGTGTCGTACTTTGGTAACTTTTTGTTCCATGACAGGAGCAGCGGTACTTTCAACCGCTAAACCATGTTTTCTAGCGAAACTAGGAGTTACCCTTTCCCCTCTACGGGCAACCAAAACTTTCATTCCGTCTTTCTCTTCATATACGTCGTTGTCAACAATTATTGTTTTGTGAATATCCATATTGTAAGTCTACCTAAAAACTAAGAAGACTGGGCCGAAGCCCAGTCTTTTAAGTCTTAGTCCCTTCAGGGGAATGGCTTATTAGATGCCTGTGATTTTAGCGAATGACTCTGGTCGCTTGATAGCGAGAGCAATTCTTTCTTCTGCGAGGATCGCAATTGCGTTCCTTACGAAGAAATCACTGTGGTTTTCAGAAATTCTGATGTTACCTTCCATACGGTCGTATAGAGTTGCACCGATTCCGAATGATCCAACAAGTGCTGTACCTTCAGCGATTGCTGAAGTTTCAACAACTGGGAGACGCCATAGTCTGGCATCTGCACCAACAGCAGCGTTTACAGCCAACATGTAGTTGTTGTCTCCATCTTTCTGGGTTTCAATTGCTTCCCAGTCATTTGGATGAATAACTATTCCAGTTGGTTCGTAGTACGCAAGCATGATCTTGGTGATACCTTTACGAACTGCGTCGATTCGGGTGTCTGATCCAAGTGCTTGAGCGTTAACGCCGGTTGCGCCAATGATACCTTGCAGGTTGTTTCCAGAACCATTTCCATTAAGGATTTGGTCATCTTCAACTAGACGAAGGCCGTATAGCAACTCGTTGTCAATTACTCCACGCAATTGTGGCT